AAACCGCTTTTGTAATAAATATCAGCGAGTTCCTTTGCATCATGCAACGCGTCCGTTGAAAAAAAATCATAGTCGGGCACCTCAATCTCCTTATTATAAAATTGGTCATCTATTGGCAGTATATTATTTATAGCGGTGCCTCCGTAGCAAATTAGACTCTTTTTCTTAAGGAAGTCCTCGACTATAGTAATAACCTGCTGAATTTCGCGCGAATTAACGATGCGTTTTCCAATTTTTTCTTCTGCTTTATCAACCGATTGGCGGAGAATAGCCAACTCACAGTCAGAAAATTTTAATCCTCTGCATATATTTTTTTGAGCCATGCCTTCTTATACATATATCAAGATTAATTATTATACAAAGTATTATACAAATTATTCAAATTATTATACAAAATTTTATATAATAATTCGAACGAGCCGCATATTAGATTTTAAAGCTATAATAGTCGGTTTCCACCTTACGCGTGGCATACGAATACGCAGGGTTCTGTGGGGTGGGCGCAGGGATAGTTACAATCTGATTCCTTAAATTTGCGGGTTTTAAACAGAATGCATACCCTGCCTCGTCAAAGAACTCCGTATTTTCAAGTAACAGGTTGTCTACTTGTTGATAACGCATTGCCACCATTTGGCATCCATATGTTCTGCACAATAACGCACTCGGGTTCGCAGGGTCGCCTCCAGTATCGGGAAACACAATTGTCATGCCAGTTTTATTAAAGTCTGTTAGCTCCTGGACGTCTGGGTTGTTTTTAACATCATAGTAGCGGTATCCTCGCATAAACACTGAGTTGCTGGTTAAATTCACATATTCTAAAAAGGCCTCATTCTCCAAAAAGGAGGTATTACTTCTATCAACGACCAAAATAACCTTGTTCTTAAATGTTAACAGAGGGACTGTCCCTAAATTTGTCCCCGAGTTTTCAAAGCTATATTCTTTTCCAAGCATGATATTATCATATAACTTGAGTGTACTTGCTAAATTAGAATACATCGCTTGGTTATTACTCTTAATGCGTAAATGAATTATCAGGGGGTCCGTCGGATTGGGTACCGTCCCGCTCGCAAATGCATAACCGCCAATGGTATCCATTACCCCACTAAATGGCACGGAATTGTATGTCTCTTTAACAAAAAAACTGTCCGAGGTAGAGGTGGCGACAACCGGTTGATTATCTATTGAGTACACCTCAAAATCCAAACAGCGGACCCCCTGCTTAAGGACGGCCTTTAGATTGCACAGATTTACATAATCATCCTTATATGTTCCGCCAGAGCATGCATTGTATGCGGTTTTAATATAATAATCGTATAGGTTGCCGCTGCAGTCAGAATCGCTTGCGGAAATAGGCCGGATATTTCCATTTAAACTGGGGTATAATGTATTCATATAATCGCATTCATTTTGTTCTAAGTTGACGCGACGCTTTATGTAAACATACGCAAGTAGTATAACAATGACGGCTGCCGCAACACCAATCAATAGTACAATTTTGTCCATTCGTATTAATCTAATATAATATAATAAGTTATTTTTAGTAGGGACATATTACTAAAATACCTCCTACCAAGGCACCGAATAAAATGTAGGATTAAGCGCGTAATTTATATTATAGCAAATTAAGAATTAAAAAATTTATATATAATATACTAAAATATGGCTGGAGGATTAATGAACCTTGTAGCTACTGGACAACAAAATGTTATTCTAAATGGTAATCCAAGTAAGACCTTTTGGAAAGCAACATATAAAAAGTATACTAATTTCGGGAAACAAAATTTTCGCTTAGATTATGAGGGCACGCCTACATTGGGTCTAACAAACGAATCCACCTTCGTTTTCAAGGTAAAGCGCTATGCGGATCTGCTAATGGACTGTTACATCTCCATCAATCTGCCTACTATCTGGAGCCCAGTTTTACCTCCGCAAGCGTACACGAATCAGAGCGGGGCTACCGAATATACTGACTGGGCGCCATATGACTTCCGGTGGATTGACAATATTGGAGCACAGATTATTAGCCGTATTACCATAACATGCGGTAACCAAAAACTGCAAGAATATTCGGGTCAGTATTTGTTGGCGTCCACACAGAGAGACTTTAGCGCAGAAAAGTTGGCGCTATTCAATGAGATGATTGGCCAAACTGCCGAATTAAATGACCCTGCAAACTCGGGTGCACGTGTGAATGCATACCCAAATGCCTATTATACCGATAGTCCCGCAGGAGCACAGCCATCTATCATGGGGCGCACACTGTACATTCCCCTCGGGGCATGGTTTAACCTGGTTACAATGCAGGCGTTCCCGCTCGTCGCGCTTCAATATAATGAGCTGCAGATTAGTGTGTCGTTCAGGCCAATTAATGAATGGTTTACCATACGTGATGTTATGGATTATACAAACAATTTTCCCGTTGTCGCGCCCAATTTCAATCAATTTTATATGCAGTTCTATAGATTCCTGCAAACGCCGCCAGATGTGGCACTCGGTCCGGCATCATACATAGACACAAGAACCTTGTGGAATGCCGACATCAATCTAAATTGTACCTATTGTTTTCTCTCTAATGATGAGTCTGAACTCTTTGCCAAGAACGAACAGAAATATTTGATTAAGCAAATTTACGAGACTCCATTCTACAACATTACCGGGCAAAATAAACTGAACTTGGACTCTCTGGGTATGGTAATTAGTTGGATGTTTTATTTCCAACGAAGTGATGCAAACCTACGAAACCAATGGTCCAATTATACCAATTGGCCGTACGACTACATGCCACAGGACATTCAGGTAGCACCGAGCAGTGGAACATATAACTATATAAATCCTTCCCTACCACCTGTTCCAGGCATGGGTCCTGGTGCGAACCCAGATGGCTCGCTAAGCGGTCTATATATAACGGGCGTTTATAATCCGCAAAACATCCAGTACATTCTGGTGGCCCTTGGTATACTTCTTGATGGACAATATAGAGAGAATATGTTACCTGCGGGAGTGTATAACTTTGTTGAAAAATACGTTAGAACATCGGGCAACGCCCCTCCTGGCCTATATTGCTACAATTTTTGCCTGGATACAAACCCGATGAATCCGAACCCGTCAGGAGCCATGAATATGAGCAGGTTCACCAATGTTCAGTTTGAATTCACGACAATTGCGCCGCCGGTTGATCCGTATGCCCAGGTGCTAACTATTTGCGACCCGACAACCGGCGACCTTATAGGCATCAACAAACCAACCTGGCGAATTTATGATTACAACTTTAACATGTACTTGATGGAAGAGCGCGTGAATATGGTTATATTTGTTGGTGGAAATGCTGGTCTCTTGTATGCAACCTAATTATGTGGATGTGTGGTATATATATTTATTAAATTTGAATTTAAATATATATAAAATATACTATTTAAATGGCAGAAGAAAGCAAGGCAATTCCGGAAGAATTTACAAAGGTAATTTGTGATTTTGTTGGTGATATAAGAACAACATTTCCCGAATATGAACCGTTTATTGTTAAATGGCTAAAAACCCCACAGCATTATAGTCACATTGAGGACGCTGAGGCGAGGGATGCCGCATATGACAAACACAAACGTACAGCAGTGAAGCTCCTATTCCAATTTTGTCAGAAAAAGTTGCCTCCACGATTCTTTGATATTCTATACCAAAACGAGGACATGTTTAAGGTAGATTCGGAGATAGACACCGAATTTCTTCCCAGCATCCATTTCAAAAACCTATGGCAGTGCGATATTTCTCAGAAAACGAGGGAGACCATTTGGAAGTATTTGCAGCTGATTACCTTTGCAATTGTGGGAACCCTTAATAACAAGGAGGCGTTCGGCGACACGGCGAAAATGTTTGAGGCGATCAATGAGGACGAGTTCAAGTCCAAGTTGGAGGAGACGCTTTCACATATGCAGGGTTTATTTGAGGCGAAGGAGGGTAACCCAACCGATGCAGAGGGAGAGAGTACTGGAATAAATATGCCGGATGCCGAGCAGCTTCATGGACACATTACTGGGATGTTGGACGGCAAGTTGGGACAGCTGGCGCGCGAAATTGCCGAAGAAACCGCTGCAAACTTGAACGTGGACTTTGATGGCGCTACTGATATGAAGGACGTGTTTCAGACGCTTGTAAAGAATCCGACCAAGTTGATGGGATTAGTGAAGACTGTGGGCGACAAGTTGGATTCTAAAATCAAATCTGGCGACCTAAAAGAGTCTGAACTTATCGCAGAGGCATCGGAAATGATGAACAAGATGAAGAATATGCCTGGTATGGGAAATATCCAGTCCATGTTGAGTAAGATGGGAATGGGAGACCTTGCTGGGATGGCCGGATTAGGAGGAATGGGAGGAGGCAAGGTAAATATGGGCGCCATGCAGGCGAATTTAGACCAACGGATGAAATTGGAGAAGACAAAGGAGCGAATCCGCGCAAAGGCCGACTCCAATGCCCGCGCAAAGGCGGAACAAGAGGCTCGTGCGATGGCGCAAATGCAAGAACGGATGCAACAACCTGTCATATCTGATGCCGAATTGTTCGGGCTATTTGGAGCCGCAGAAAAGGCGGAACGAACGCCTCGCGGAGCCAAGCCGCCACAGCAGCCGCAACCACAGCAGCAATCGAGTAGTGGTAAGAAGAAGAAGAATGGGAAAAAATAAATACATAAATGCACAAATGTAAACTGTTTATCAAAATGCCCCCAGCGGCTTATTAGGAGCAAGATTCTTCAATAAATTTAGTCATGTATACTCCATCAGGTTTATAAAATTCCATTAAATCATACGGGTGTTGATAATATTTTTGCAATAAATATAACAGGTTGTGAAACACGCGAACATTGTGATTTATGCTCGTGGCCTCCAGAAAATTACATGGCGCGCCATATTCCGTCATTCGTCGCGAATTTGTATCAATTGCCTTCTGCAACAACTCGTTTGTTAATGGCGCGTCAAAACTGGTAAGCAATTGGCCAAACAGATAATAGGCGCCGTTTGACCACGGCTGCTTTGTTGTTGCAACATACTCGTTCAATGAGACGATATCAACGCCTGCAAAATCATGCTTAAACTTGCGGGTAATATAGTCATTTAGTTGCTTCAAACTGGGATGAATCGCGCCAACAAAGGGCTGCCCTGTTCGAAAGTCCTCTGGTATAGCCGGTAATGTAAATGTTTCCATCTTGTATCTAATCTTATGCTGTCTAATGACATGTTCCTCGCGGGAATTCAATTTTTATTTTTATTCTATTATTCTTATGATAGTATTGTTATTTTGATAGCATTATTATTTTATACCTGCAAGTATTTATGCAGACATAAAACACGCCAAAGTGATTATACAACCACAATAGGACAGAATTTAGAAGAATTTATTGGGCGCCTAATCCCTACGCATAAATGTTCGTGTATGTGAAATAGAAAAATTAGGTCGGCGACTAAACTTTTTTAAACTGTTTATATATATAATGACAATTCCATTTTGGGCCAATGATCCTACTGTGTTATTTAATAAAGAGCAGATGACTGAGTTGTGGCCATCGGCTGATATGGGCTACGAGCAAAAATTGAATGCCATCTCTCGGCTTATAATTTTGATTACGATTTTAGGGTATATTGTAACAATGTCCCCGAGAGTGTTCGGCATTGGCGTTTTGACATTGGTTGCAATCGTTATATTGTTCAAGATGCGCAAACAGAAGGTTACGAAGGAGATGCTGGACGAGGGGTTTAGGATTCGCGGTAATGAGGTAACTGGGATGTTTGACAAGAACCCCGACTCTTATGTCAACCCGGTTACCTTGGATTCGGTGCTGAAAAGCGAATTTAAGGGGGGAAACAAAAAGAATCCTTTTAGCAATGTTTTGTTGACACAAATCAGTGATGACCCGGAGAGAAAATCCGCACCACCATCGTTCAATGTTGATGTTGACGAGGATATTACTAAGAATGTGAAGAAGGCTGTTCAAATGATGAACCCTGGTATTAAAAACACCAACAAACAACTGTACGGCGACTTGTATCAGAATTTTGAATTGGACCAGTCAAACCGCGCATTTTTCAGCACTGCAAACACTCGCGTAGAGAACGACCAGAGCGCATATGCTCAGTTCCTTTATAACGACCTCAAATACTCTGGCAAGGAATCTACTCCAGAAGGTGCCATTGCTCGTGTACAAGACAACTACCGATACACTTTGTACTAACCGCATATATGGTAACAATGTATTTCATGTATATATTAATCCGCAATTAATAAAAATAATTATATTTGACATATTAAATTTCAATTATAATTAGCTGGCCCTGCGCGAAAACTCATAACCGTCTACTATGACAAATGCGATTTTGGCTGTTTTGCGAATATTCTATTTAGTAGACATTTAGAAACACAAAGACATTTAAATTCATAAAAATAAGGCATATTATTATATTATTATAGTATAAATGGCTAACGTCTCTAGTTATACCT